TTCTTCATCTGGTGTATCATCAATTTCGAATAAATGACCTGATTCTGTTTCTAATTTAATACCATCTTTATCTATGGTAAATGATGTTCCTGTTATGTGAGTAAGTTTAATTTTTTCTTCATCTGGTGTATCATCAATTTCGAATAAATGACCTGATTCTGTTTCTAATACAGTAAGATATCTATATTTATCTTCATCTTCTAATAATAATGGATGTATATCACTATCATCAACTCTATCTTCTTTAGGAAAATCACCATCTGGATCGTAAAACCCAATTCCATTATTATATTTATCTTTTGGGGCTTCAGTATTTTTACCAATTACTGTACCAAGAACAATCGGTTTATTTGGATTATTATGATCTAGAATTACCCAAACCCAAGTACCTTGTTTCAATATTGATGATATTCCAACACCACCAATTAATCCAAATTGATTTCCACCCATCACTTCAGCCCATGGTAGATCTTCTGTTTTAATAAAGTTAAAGTCTTTAGTTGAGTTTTCATTATTTTTAGTATGAATACCAAAAATTCTTACCCTCACACGTCCAATTTTATCAGGGTCTTTATTATCTTCTACAACACCACGCATTAATTTCATAATATTATCATTTTCTTTCTATTTTTGGTTCCATTAGTTATCTATACCCTATTTAATATCATTTTTTGAATAAATTTATCACCTATGATTTTATCAATTACACTAGAAACAAAATATTTGCCACTAGATGCCATATCATTAAGTGAATTTGCATCATTATATAATGGGTTTCCTTTTAAGGTAACATTAATAATATTGCAAATATTTGAATATTTTAATGACCCAGGAATTGCTATTTCTAATTCATTATTTATTATATAATTATCAAAAATATCAAACTTTTGGTTTCCTTGATTTGGAAAACTATCAATATTAAATCTTTCACCTATGGTTTGCTGAATGCTTGACATATCAACTAAATTTAATTTCATATCATCATAAATATCAGTAAGATTTAGTGTTTCATCTGAAACAATTTTACCTTTATCGAAGCTAAATATTCGCTCTATTTGTTTATTAGTTTTATATATATTATTAGTTTCATTAGTATCATGAATTTTAAACATATATGTATTGTTTAATGTACTATTTGTATATTCAATAGGTTCACCATTTGAATCATTTAATACCTCTAAAGAAGATGGTATAATTTCTTTTACATGAAATGAATTCCTATCTTGCCACATGCGAATATTTTCTTGTTTAAATAAATATTGAAAATAATTAAGTACACTTCTATCTTGTGGAACTACGAATGATTGTGAAGTTCCACTATCATAAATATCTTTTTCTAATTTATCAGATTCTAAAAGTTTATCAATTTCAAGATGAGTTATATACATTTTAAATGCATTAATTGGTGTATCCGTAAAACTTTTACTAATAAATGCATTCTGTAATTGATATGTTATTTCATCTATAAATGTAAAATCATATATTTTAAATCTTTCATTATATGGAATAGATTCTATTGTAACAATTTTAAATGAACGAATTGATATATCACCTAAGAAATCTATCATTGAGATAATTAATTTATTTTTACCATTGAATGTTATTTCAGTATTATTTCTAATATCAAAAGAATCTTTTATTTTTAACTTTCCATGAATACCGAAGATTTTAAGACTTTGTTTAATTTCTATTGATATAATATCATCTTGCACAATCTCATAACCATCAATAGTTATTTTAAGATATTGTAATATCGTAATATCATTTAATATCTTTTCTAAACCCATTTAAAAAACCCCTTGGTCATACCCATTCTGTAAAAATTCACTCATCCTAGTTGGTCTAATTATTTTAATAATTCTAAATATTTCATTATTAGCAATATATTTAGTTTCCCATTTAGAATACATTTTAGCATGTTCTAATTCACCAAGGGGTTTTTTATATACTTCATCAATAAATTCCTCTACTTGATCAAGTGCAAGATTTGATAATGTATCAAAATCAAATGGCATTTCGAATAATGGATTACGTTGATTAATAATCATTAAAATATCCCAGTAATTAATATTCCCATACAATTCAAGTGATATTCTTTCTATTTTATCATTATCTTCAATCTGATACCAATCAAACATAGTTTGATCGGAATTTTTAACATAGGATAATATATTTGAAATATCTATAGATGTATAATCCGTAATACTATATATATCAACATTACGCCTATGATGTTTTATATCTATATCCTTTGTGTGGACACCATGACCTATATCAATATCACGTCTTTCATATGTCATAATAGTATTTTCTAACTTGGCCATATTATTTAGATATACCTATTGGTTTATGATCAAAATCCTGTGCAACTTTCATATCTACCTCAGAGAATTGTAATGATAATACAATATGCTTTGGCATACCATCCGATGTTTGTTGCATAAATCCATCACCACTATAATCAACATTTATATTTTTTAAAACAACTCTACCTAGTTGCAACATTGATGATATTTCTTTATTACTAAATTCAACATCAAACCATCTAGGCGCAAGTAATGAAACACCAGTAATTGTTGAAAGTGGTGCGGAATATTGTTTCAATCTTAAAATAATCATCATAATAGATTCTGCTTCTATTGGGTTATTTGGTACTAAATCAAATTGCATCGACAATTCTCTTGGTTCAGAACCAGAATAATTTTGGAAAAATCCAGGATCAATTAATGGTTTTCTAAGTCCCATTATTGATGTTGTAGCACCTAGGATTTTATCAACACCTATACCTTTAATATCTTTATCAGTTATTGCTTTACTAGCAGTACTTATTATACCAGTATCCATTGACCAAGTATGATTCTGTGAATCGGAAAGTGAATTTGGTAATGGTAAAACAATAGTATGAATTGTATTACCTTCTTTAGTACCATCATTCAATTTTGTAATACCCACTAATGAACCAACTGTATTCACAGCTACTTTAATTAGATCCTGAGATTGTTTTATTTTTTCTAGTGCAAATTTTTTAGCTTCGATTGAATTTTCTGTAATATTGTTTTCTTTAACACTAATAGTCATTTTTCTATGTGAGTATTTATCTGTACCAATATCACTTGGATAAAAGCTTACTTGATTTTCATATGTGTTAATTGTCATTTTAATTTATTTACGAAAAAATATTTAGTATTTTTTCTTGCCCAACATTCTGAGTCATCATATTATTTATATTGGTTTTTATTACTGCTTGCATATCTTGAATTGGTGATGTATTTGAACGTTTTGCACTTTCATATATAACTACTTGTTTTGTTAAATTTTTATGGGAATCATCAATAATATTTTCTTTATTAATCCTACTTGTTTCAATCACTGTCGCTTCTGGAATAATATCTTTTGATGTTTTCTTTGTTGGTATATCTGAAGTTTTCTTAGGTTCATCAATTTGTAAACCACTACCAATGTTTGGAGAACTTTGAGTTTTAATATATTTACTGGAATTATTTTTAATCATATCTAATTGTTTAGATAATGAATCTTTTGTTTTAGTTGTCTGTTTGATAGTATTCTGAAGTTGAATTTTATCATCGGGAGTTAATGCTTCAGCCTTGCGCCTTTTAAGAATAATAATTTGCGATTCTAAAGATTTGATAGTTTTTTGAATCTCAGGGATTTGTTTAGCTGCATTTATTGCTGCTTGTTTATTATTTAACCATTTAGCATCTTTATTTTTCTGTACTTTAAAATCAGAAAGTTTTTCTATAAATTTAACTGCGATTTTCGAATCAACACTTTTACCAAGAGTCGAAGGAAGAACTTCTTCTCTTAATTTTGATGCTTCAAACAACTCTTTCATATGATTTAAATCTACATCTGACCAATCGTCAATATCAATAATGTCTTGTATTTGATTAGAAGGCAATTGTGCAAACCTATCCCAATCTTCAATTTCAGATTTACCAATTAAATCGTGGTCTATAATACCTGCTTTAGTTACGGCATTAATAACTTCATTACTACCTGATATATTTTGTATTCCTTTAGCAAGATTACTAGAATTAACTAAACCAAATGTCAACCCAGAAATAATAGAACTAGCAGTAGCTGTAATTTTATTGCCCAGTGTTAATTCATCCTCTGGTATACCAAGAATTTCTGATGCGTTATCATAACCTTCAACACCATCATATATAGCCATACCTGCAGTAACAATAAGTCCCAAACCAGGAACGACTTTAGCAAATCTTACTAAATTCTTAGCAACTTTACCAATACCTTTAACCCTAGAAGAAGTTTTATTAATTGCACTGCCTCCACTAATTTTTTTATTAGCTCTTGAAGTTTTTTCAACCTTAGATTTACTACGTGGTTTTTTAACTTTAGATTTACTACGTGGTTTTTTAACTTTAGATTTACCGCGTTTTCGTGATTTAAAACCAATCTCAGGAATATCAAATCCAAATCCACCACTAGACATTAACATATTTAATAAATTTGTTTGTCCTTCATTCTCAATAGTACTAGTTGATTTAATAGATGTGTCTTGCTCATCTATCATATCACGATGAATATTACTTAGTACACCTAAAATTTTCTTATTTGTTATAAGAAGTTTTTCATATACAGGATTTTCATTAATATCTGCATTCTTTTCTTTCTTTTGGTTTTTAATCAAATACTCTACTTGTTCTACAGCTATTTCCTCTCCAGAATCTTTTAAGTATTCGACTAATTTTTCATTAGTTTTGCTAATTCTCTCTTCCGTAGCAATGTCCATGTTTAATTTTTCATTAAACTTTACTAGCGGTTTCATTTATTCATGCTCTCTCTTGTCTTATTTAAAAGACTCATTAAAATAGTTCTCTCGAATGGATATAATGTATCAATATCCTGTTTTGTGTATTTTCCAAAAAATGATAAATCATTATAAGTTTGATATAAACTAATTAATGAATCTTCACTAAGATTATCAATAACAAATTCTGGATTATTAATTCTTATATAATTATCTTTGTTGCATTTTTGACATGTGATTGGTTTTTTAAAATTAAACTTTGTCACAGTATTTAATGCTTCTCTAGCGATAGATTCGTAATCTTCAATATCAAGGTTATCAGTATCTAAATCAATAAAATCCTGAACATTATCCTCTGAAATTTCAATGAATTTATCTTTTATTTTAACGTTATTGATATCTGAACTTTTAATCAATTCAGAAATTTTTAAATTATTCTCATTTCCCTGTGAACAATACTTACATTTGAATTTAAGATGAACATCTTCTCCAACTGATATTTCTCTTAATTTGAATAGCATCGCTACTTTTTCATCATTTGTTAAACTATCAATTACACTATCTTTTATACCACATATAGAGAGTGCATTACTCAAATCTGCTTCACCAACAGTACTTAGGAGAAGCAGATCTTTTTCTTGTGATGTGACATAGGGGGTTATAATAAATTTCTTCCCACTATATTGATAATTAATTTTTAGCACTTAAATCCCATGAATCAGGAAAGAAACCAGGTAAATCATCAAATTCAAATTTCATTATATTTTGACAATGCTCGCATTCAACATCATGAACATTACACATTTTGAATCTCATACTTTCCCATTTTTTAAATATTTCTTCAAAAGCATCAACATCTAAATCATTAACAATATTATTAATTTCTTCAAAATTAAAAGCATCATTATCATTATATGCCTTAATATGTAAAATGAAATCTACTAAATATTTTTCTTCGTTTTGAGGAACAATAGAGATGGCACTTTCATAGAAATCCCTGTTTAGTATTTCACCCATCGTAAATATATGATCTTTAAAAACAATATCACCATAAGGTTCAAAATCCGTAGACATAATCTTATTTAAGTCTGCGATATACTCAAAATCTCCAAGACATTCATCGCAAATAAAGGTAAATTTTACTGAATCTGATATTGAAGATTCTCTAATTTTAACTAGAATATATTTGTATTCATCATCTGATAATCCAATCTTTTTATCTTCTATACAATCAAAAACTAAAGCTTCTTTAATAAGAACTTGATTTTTTAAGTTTGTGATAAATTTCTTTTTGTCTTTTACTTTCCATTTTCTATATTTTATATTTTTATCACGTATTTTTGTTGTTAAATTATAAACATCATTATTCATTTTATACCTCGTTAAATTATTTTGATTCTAATGAACTTACCCAAAGAATCAGTGTACTCCTTTGATTATACTTCTAGAATCGGCAACGCACATTTGAATTGAACTGTAAACTCTGCAATTTGTGTTTCGGTTGTATTATTAAATTGAATCTGTGAAACATTATCGATTAAAACATCTTGAAAATCAAAAAGGTTTTGGCCACCAGTTTCAGAAATTATATAATCGTTATCTTTTATTAAGAGAATTTGTGCTTTTGTATGATCGAAATATTCAGTTCTCTGCATAAGATAGGCCTTTACAAATTTTCTGTAAAGTGTTAATTGATCTTGATCCCTAAATGTAATACTAAAACGATATAATTCATCTCGTCCATTATGCATCTTCCACCTATCTCCTACATAAACTTCAATTGGTTGGTTTGAAAATTGTGGTGTATCAATACTAATTATATTTAAATTAATATTACGTTTATATTCAGTAGTCCACCCAATAGCACTCGCAATATTATCTGCAAATGAAATATCTACCGTAAATGTATTAACATATGCCCATTTAGTTTCATATGCTCTTGTTAATCCTTTAGCAAAATCCACGGAATAACTCCTGTTAAATATATTATTTATACCATATTTAACAAATATTGTATAATAGTATAAATAATTTAATAAATACAACATAGAATAATGTCTTCAGCAATACAAAATATACTTGAAAGAACACTTGGAGACGGAGCGAGACCGACCAAATTTGATGTAATTTTTGAATTTACGAATATCAAGACTGGTTTTGATAAAGACTCAATGTTAGCGATGGCAAAAGCAGCTAGTTTCCCATCTAAGGCACATACAAGTATCGATTTTAAATATAAAGGTAGATCAATTCCTTTAAAAGGACAGGTGAAATATACACAAATATGGGAATGTACATTCTATCTTACTGAAGATCATAAACTTAAAAATGCATTTGAAATATGGATTGAAGCACTTGATCAAAAACATAATTACTATAATGTAGCCGATACTGCTAATGTATCAAATACACAAATTATTCATTCAAAGAATAATTACGTGAGAGAAATTAAAATACACCAGAAGAATTTTGATGACAGTTCTATAACAGCTGAGTATACATTACATAATGCTTTTCCAACTGAAGTATCAGCTATACAAACTAGCTATGAGTCCATTGGACAAGTACAGGAATTTACTGTTATCTTTGCCTATAGTCATTTTACGATGAAGGTAAATAAAGGTAAAGCAGGTAATTTCATTGATGAATTTATTGATAGAATTTCAAAAACTGGACAAAGTATGATTTCTGGATCATTAAATACACTAGGCAATTCAGTTAATTCATTTATTAAAGATGCTTCTGGAAATGCTACAAATGAATTAAGTGATTGGGGTAGTGGATTATCAAATAATGTAATACCAAGAACCTCAAGTAAAATTAATACTGATTTAGTTTCTGGGGGATTGGGTGCAGATTCTATGGTAGAAACAATTTCAGATAGAATTAATTCTAAAACTTAGGAGATGGTAAATGTTTACAATTAGTGATCTCAAAAAACATCTAGGACCTGGTCTAGGCCTTCGGAAGAATCAATATTTATTGGAGATACCCGTCCCAGGCATCGAAGGCGAAAAACTTAATGTTCTATGTAGAAGTGCTGGTTTACCAGAACGTAATATTTCTACAACTACCATTTTTCATAAAGGTCGTAAATATAATATTCGTGGAGAAACGGATTATATAGGAACTTTTGAAGTTACAATTATGGATGATTCAGATATGAGTATTAGGCAGATATTTGATAAGTGGTTAAAAAAAGTTGATAATTCAAAACCACTAAATGCTGGTATATTTAGTGGAGCATCATATGAAGAAGGTGTAGGTGCAGCTTTAGGTGTTGTAAAATCAGGGGTAGGTTTAGCAAATCAAATTAAAAACGCTATGGAAGAACCTGGTGATGCTATTGGTGGATTTTTTCTTGGTATGTTAGATAAAGGTCAAGCAACATCAGTCGCTAAATATCAAACTGATATTAACATTTGGCAACTTGCTACTTCTAATCCTACTACTACTGCTATTACTACTGCTATTACTACTTCTAATCCTACTACTACTACTGATATTACTGATATTACTACTGCTATTACTACAAGTAATATATCTTCTGGAGGCCAGGAGAAAGGAGATGAAAAACTCTATGGTTATAAGTTACAAAATGCATTCCCAAGTTCAATAGGTATTGTAACACTTGGTGATGCTGAAGAAAATGCCTTATCAGAATTTAGTGTTGTATTCACATTTAGTGAATTTATTCCATTAGAAAATATACGGAAAGGAGAACAATTAGGTAGAGCATTAGCAGGGGATGATATTGGAGAAATTTTTTGATGGTGTAGAATCACTCTTTGGTTAGTATAAATAAATAAATTATAAAAAAAAAAAATGAATAAAATAGCAGAATTAAAGAATGCTCTTGGTGTAGGTGCCAGAGCAAATAAATATCGAGTAAATTTCTCTATACCAGCAGCAGTTCCAATATCATCAAATCTACAAAATGCAGATGCTTTGTGTAAAGCTAGTAATTTTCCTTCTGTTACTATTGGACAAATTGAAGTATTTAACCAGGGTAGAAAATTAATTATTCCAGGAGATACAACTTATACAAATGCATGGACATTATCTTTCTACAATACAGAAGATCATAGTTTAAGAAAAGATCTAATATCTTGGATGAAAGCGACAGATCACTTTCAGAATAATCAACATAGTGGAAATCCAACTGCTTTAATGGGAGAAATGTCAGTTGAACAATTAGATTCTGCTGGGAATAGTACAATAAAGTATACATTTCATAATGTGTTTGTACAGGAAATTGGGGAAATATCTATTTCAGATGATCAAGTAGATACGCTACAAGAATTTGATTGCACATTAAGTTTTACGGATTGGGTAGTTGGTGAGACAAATGCTCCTACATTAAATGATGTAGCAGAATAAATTAAAATACCATTACATTTACTAGGTTCTCAATACATTTAAGAATAAGTATAAGCAAATTTCAAAAGAAGTTGGTATAAAAGTGCAGCGCAGAAAAATACAATGAATTTACTGGTACAATTATCCAGAGCGACTAAAAGATAATGCCTAGAAGAAAGAAATATGCATTTTCTAAGAAAATAAAAGAACTTACTCCAGCAGAATCGCATAAAAAAGTAAGGGCATTGCTAAAAGAAAAGAAAAAAATGCGCACAGCTGATAAAGTACCAGGTAATCTCATATTCACATATTATAATGCAAAAGATAAGTCACAGACTTATGATAGGACTCCACTTATTTTAATTTTAAGGTATAATAACGGAACACATTTGTTAGGCTTGAATTTCCATTGGATTCCATTATCTATGAGGTTAAGACTAATTAAAGATATTATTCTAATGAATAAGAATAATATTAAAAACGATAGACCACTTCAATTTAGTTATAAACAATTAAAACCGATGCTAAAATCACTTGGTTACGCACCATGTATAAGATTATATATAAATAAAAGAATGAGCATTACTGGTGTTATTATTCCTCCTGAGAGACTTATGGAAGTTGCTCGTTTAAAAACCGAAACATTTACAAAGGGTAGGTATTCAGCTGCTCAATTATTTCAGATGGCTAAGAATGCAGGGAAGCGAAGGAATTCTAGAAAAAAATAAATTGTATAAATAAAATAACTAATAAAAATAAAAAAATGAGTTTCAAGAATTTTTTAAATGAAGCTAGATTCAAAAGAAAGTTTTTATCTAAAAGAAAAAAAAGCAGAATATTTAGCAAATTTTTTATATAAAAATGGAAATTTATTATCTGGTAAGTTGGCCACTCTTAATGAATGGATATTGTATTTTTTGAAGTATAGTCATAAAGAACTTAATAATGTTAATATATTTAAATGGGACGATTTTAAAATAAGAAAATATACATAAAAGGAGAAGTAAAAAAATGATAGATAAAACAATTCTAAGTAGTGCTATAAACAAAAAATTTACTGAATTTTCTGATTCAATTCAAGAAGAATTACATAAAAAATTAGCTAATCATTATGTTTTTAAAAAATATGCATCGGAATTTGATAAAATTCAAAGTATGAAAATTGCATATGCTGATATAAATGATAGTATGAATGAAGACAATTCTATTAAAGATACTTATAATAAAATATCTGGATTGAGTAAAATAGCTCTACAAGGTTATGCTAGAAGAATTAATTACCCTGAACTTCTTGATTTAAAATCTATGGATGAAGATGATATAATTCAGGAATTATTAGCTTATGAATATAATGAAAAAGATGTTGATAAATTTTATAAATCTATAATGAAATTCAATGAAGCTAAAAAACCTAAAGTTATATCAATACCAGCTTATTATGATGCTATACTTATAGTTAATCAATTGGGAAGAGTGGGTCTTAAAGCAAGAGCAGTTTCTTCTGATAGTGACATAGTGAATGTAGATTTATATGATTTAGATGATCAGGATATACTTTTAGATTGGATGGATTCCAAGGGTTATAATAAAAAGGATATTAAGTTGGCCACTAAGAGACCTAGATATTATGAATGAAGGTAATAGTATTTATTCAATCTGAAGATATTGCTGAAATAATTAAAAAGCATATATTGAAACATAAAGGTGATAATGAGGTACAGATAATAAAGGATAAATCTATGGTTCTTAAATAGTTGCTTGCTAATGATTACTAGAAAAGAAATTAAAAATATGTATCATAAAGTTATAAATTAAAATTATAGATGAATCCAAAGATACATAGAATGCATATAAATTAATGAAAAATGGAATAAATAATGAATCTAATATACGATAATGATGCTAGCACAGAGATATTAATTGAAGAAGAAGTCAATGAAACTACTGGTAAATCATTAAAAAAATATAAAATAAAAGGTATCTTTAGTACCATCGGAGAACGTAATAGAAATGGACGAATTTACCCAAGAAGTCTTTGGGAAGGGGAAATTCAAAAATATCAGAATAATTTTGATTCAGGATCTATTAATACGCTAATGGAGTGGGAACATCCAGCCAGAACTAATGTAAATCCTATGGAAGCTGTTGCTAAAGTTACAAGTCTTAATATAAAAGGAAATTATGTAATGGGGGAAGCTACTCTTCTTGATAACCCAAAAGCAAATCAAATTAAATCATTAATTGAAAATGGTGTTAAGATTTCAGTTTCTAGTCGAGGTGTTGGTTCTGTTAAAAATGGAGTTGTAGAAAATTTTAAACTAGTTACTTATGATATGGTAGCTGATCCAAGTGATTTTAATGCCACTATGAATGGAGTCATAGAATCGTATAAGTTGAATGAGGGTATTATTAAAGATTTATTATTTACAACAGATAAATTTAGTAATATAGTTCCTTTGTCTGAATGTAATGGTATTTGTGGTATTTGTGATCTTTTTGAAAAAGAAGATATTAATAATGCTTTTAAAGAAAAATTTACTCAGATTTTAAAAGATATAATAAAATAGATAAGGGTTTAAAAAAAATATATTTTTGTATAAATATTTAATAAAAAGGAGATAAATAATGTTAGAAAAAATTTTCGAATCACTAGATCAAAAAGTTTTTACTCCAGAATTGAAAGAGTCATTAGAAGCTCAAATCAATGAAGCAGTAGAACTTAAATCTTCAGTTATTGCTGATGATATTATTGAAGAAAAAATTGATTTTTTGAATGAAAAATCAGAGGAACATATCCAGATGCTAGATGAAAAATCAGAGGAATATATTCAGATGTTAGATGAAAAATCAGAGGAATATATCCGCATGCTAGATGAAAAAGTAGAAGAATATGCAGATACAAAACAAGTAGATATGCTTGAATCAGTAGATAATTATTTAGATAGAATTATTGATGAATTTGCAGATTATGCAGATGATGCACTTAATCAATCACTTAAATCCGAAAAAGCAAGTATGATTATAGAAGCATTTGATTCAATGTTAGTTGCTACTGGTGTAGAAGTTGCTAAAATCGTTGAAGCTAAGGATGATGGTACAGCAGAAAATCAATTAGAAAAATCTATTGAAAAATATGATAGTTTAATTGAAAAAAATATTGCACTTAATGACCAAAACGATACAATTAATGAGGAGAATAATACACTTATTAAAATGGGTGTTATTACTGAAATGAAGGAAGATTTATCAATCGTTAAAGCTGAGAAATTCGAAAGAATGGCTAGTATGGTTGAATTTACAAAAGATGAGACTTTTGTAAATAAACTAGAGAGAATTAAAGATATGGTTGAAGGTAGTGTTGAATCTAGCAAAAAAATAAAACAAAGAATTGATGAAAAAGTTGAAAAACCAGTTTGGGCTCACTTAATCTAAATTAAAAATATAAATAAAATAACTTAAAGGAGAAAAAAAAAAATAAAATGAATAATAAAAATTTTAATATTGAAGGTTTAATTGAAAGTTCTAAGTATCCAAAATTGTCTTCATCTCAATCTGCAGCTATGTCTTTAATGCTTCAAAACACTCAAATAGAACATGACCGCCTATTATCAGAGGGTACTTTGACTGGCGATGTTGCTACATTTACACCAATATTAATGCCAATTGTAAGACGTGTATTTCCAAATCTAATCGCAAACGAAATTCTAGGAATACAACCAATGGGAATGCCAACTGGTTTTGTTTACGCTTTAACAAATCAATATACTGGAACTGGTAATAATTTAGCTAATCCTAATGATAATGCTGTTATTGTTGATGTTACTTATGGTCCTGGTGCTAATACTATTCCTGAAGTTGCTCCTATTGAAGGTGATTCAGTTACTGCTTCTGGTGGTGCGACTGGTGTGGTTCTTTATGTTGAAGTTATTACAGATATAACAGCAAAAATCTTAATTGGTACGAATGGTTCTATAACTACAGGCGAAACAATAGAAGGATTTACTGCTCAGAGTGATGATATTGTTACTGTTGATGCTACTTACTCTAATGAAGCAGCATTTGGTAGAATCTTAAAGAATTATACTGGTACATATGCTACAGTAGCTGCTGAAGCATTGGCTAAAGATATGAAAGAGATTGGATTCACTATAAGTAAAAAATCTGTTGAGGCTAAATCAAGAGCATTAAAAGGTCAATACACTGTTGAGATGTATCAAGATCTTAAAGCACAACATGGAATACTTGCAGATGAAGAAATAATGAGTCTAATGTCTTATGAAATGCAATCTGAAATCGACCGTGAAATTGTTGATTTTGTTAATGATAATGCTACTCAACTAAGTGATGTTACTTTTACTGCAGATTCAACTGATGGTACTGGTCGTTGGGAAATTGAAAAATATAGAGCACAATCTATTAGAATTTCTAAAGAAGCCGCACAAATTGGTATAGATACTAAGCGTGGACAGGGTAATATATTAATCGTATCTCCAAAGGTTGCTACAATGTTAGAACAAATAGGCACATTCAAAGTTGCTGAAGTTTCTTCAGGAATTAGGTCACCAATTTCAGGTGGTATAGCTGGTATATTTGATAGTCGTTATAAAGTTATAATTGATCAATATGCAATATCTGACTACTGCACTGTACTTTATAAGGGTGCTGATAGACGTGATGCAATGGGATTCTTTGCCCCATATATACCTATGAGTTTTGTAAAAGTTACTAATGTAGACTCTGGTCAACCAGCAATAATCGCAAAAACTAGATATGCTCTAGATACTATACCAGGTATTAGTGATGCAAATTCTAACGATCGTGCACAAACATATGCTCGTTCATTTGGTATTAATTTTAATAATACAGTTTTGTCATAACTGTTTAGTCTAATCCCTCTGCAGAGGGATTAGAACTAATCTTATATTTAACTGACATATTTTATCTGCTGATAAGTTTTGGATCGTTAGTGTCAAATCTAAATTTAATGAATGAATTAAAATGTTGAATAATTTACATTGAATGTAGTTATATAAAGTAATTTAATATATAATATGACCATTAAACAACAAAAAAATTAAAAGGTTGAGTTGTGAGTTACGCAAAGGTCTCACAGATTTTAACCATATATTAAGTTGTGAAAACTATTATTAACTACAACTGGAGAAAACTGTGGGAATTAAACCAGGTCCAAAAAGAATTGCCGAATCAACTAATTTATGTACAAAAAATATGTTATAATAGAACTATAATTATAGCAATAATGCTATGGAATAAAAAAATGATTAAATTTGAAAAACTTAAAGATTTAAAAGAGGGTGAAAGGGTTTATTGTAAGTCTCTTTCCTCTGTTGTTCTTTTTACTGAATTCTTGCATGATGATACAACTTTGAGAATTAAACCAGGCCCAAAAAGAATTGCTGAATCAACTTTGAGACCAGATAGGCGTCAACGGGATAATAAATACACTACTGGAAATACACTAAATCTTACATTAACGATACAATTATCTGCTAGCAATAGTATCATCAGTCGTGTTACTAGATGGGTCATTAGAGGTAAATTTGGGCATGTAGATATAATTCTATCAAATGCACCAAATATTTTAATTGGTGCTCATATTTTTGGTGGCATTAAAAAAACAAAATTTACAGAAAATGCTTTTTCTAAAATAAAACGTTATGAGATTGAGGTATCACAAGAGACTATAAATTGGGTTTCTGAACAAATTGGTAGAAAATATGATTTATGGGCTATATTTGGTTTTATATTTAAGATTCCTGTTTTTGAAAATACAGCTTCAATATGTTCAGAGTTTGCTTTTGATGTTCTAGAAAAATCTGAATGTTTTAATCATCAAGTAAAATTTCAATCATCAAAAATCAGTCCCAGAGATTTGAACTTAGTTTTGCAAACTTTAGAAGCAACAAGATGTGCTAAATTATTAAAACATGAAAAATCTAAATAAATATTTAGTAATTTTATTATCTATTTTTATATTATATGGGGGTGTAACTATCATTTGGGATTCAACTAATCTTCTAAAATCAAATGAGGTTTTATAAAATAATGATACTAAAAATTTAGGTCTCTAATAATGTTTGGACTACCTCTTGAAGTTATTACAATGTTATTAAGTACTGTTGGCTCAGCATATTTTCGCTTAAAAGCAGATAGTAATGCAGATTTAGCAAATGAAAGAGATCATCGTAGAAAAAATATTGAGTCTGCTAGAGCTATAAACACACCTCATGCTGCTTGGATGCGTAGATTTATTGTTATAGCATTTATAGGTATGTCTTATATTATTCTTTTAGCACCTATTTTTAATTTACCAACTGTTGTACCTATTGAAGTTGATAATGTTTTTAGATTATTCTTCTTTGACTTTGGTGAAAAATATACTAAATATGTCACATTAGAAGGTATGATAGTTCCTGAATACTTACCACATGCAATTTTAGCAATTGTAGGGTTCTATTTTGGTTCAAGCATTGTTAAGAGATAATATGGTTTCAGACGTTTTATTGTACTCTCATTTATGTTAATTTATTTAATATTTCAGTATAGATTTAGTCGTACAAATTAATGATACGACTTCTATTTTATTGAATTTAAAACCAAATAAATGGTCTTTTTAAATTTGATGAAATATTTTCATGGCAACTATGATTATTGAATTTTATATGAATCAACTAATTTATGTACAAAAAATATGTTATAATAGAACTATCAAAAGCAATAATGCTATTGAATAAAAGAGAGAAAAAATTATGAATAAGTTAAAATTTAAAGTTAAGATTTTTTGTGATACTTGCGGTTTTCCTTTAATGAGACAAAAAACTGTCAAAGTCATTTCAAGTATTAAAGACGAGGCTATCAAAGAGGCTACTCCTATGATTAACGACTGGAAAAAACACCTCCAAACACCTAAACAAAATTGTAAAATTTGTCAATCTATCATTGACGATATTTAAAGGGGAATAAAAATGTACATAACAGATCAAGATGGAACAAAGCATGAAGTTGTTAAAACAATAATTCATGATAGTAATTCTTATGAAATAAGAAATTCGGCGGTCAATGATAAAGGTTATTTGTTGGTTGAGATTGTGGCAATTAATGATATGAGTTCTTGTGTTAGCAAGTATATTGAATATTTACATATAGATGATTTTAATGAATTTATGCTTTTTGAAAAAAAAAACATTAAATAATGTGTTGGAGATAGAAAAATGACTAATAAAGAATTTAAAAATTTGGTATTGGGTGATACTGTTTACCAAAAGGCAACAGGTAAGGTCTTAAAATTTTGGCAAGTTCATACGCCTGCCAATGCCAAGCGTGAGCCAATCGTTAAAATGAAAAGTGTTTTTCAAGGTGAGAATATTTTTATAAAAATGTCAAAGTCTGCTTTTTTAGAGCAGTATGTTATTTAAGTTAAGTCTTTATTATTAATATCCATCTGTAACATATTTATTTATTTCGTTTTAGTAAAATATTAGTGATTATATCTAAGCGTTTATCAATACGACTAACGATGACATTCAAATTTTTATTTGTTGTAGCAATCAAATCTTTATTACTTTTATAATTTTTTTCAATTAATTCTTTATTAGATTTATAATTTTTTTGGATTATTCCTCTATTGTTATCAATTTGAATTGTATTTATTTGAGTTTCATGATTAATATCAGACAGGAAAAAAATTATCGTTGCTACAAGAACTAGAATAGTAGTAATATGAGTGATTGATATGTTTTTATTTATTTCCCATGACATAATTTTTTTTTCCATGATCTTATAAAATTCTATTATTTTTTTACTTCAATATATTATTTATTTTAAAACTTAACTAATTGCCCAAGTCCATATTTTTCATTAAATAAAATATTATGGATATAAATCTTTAATATAACAAAAATTTTTGATAGTTGTTTAATATATCCCTATATTTATTTTTAGCAAAACTTTATTCTTTGTAATTATTTATATTGGTATAAAATTTTTTTAAAGTACTTTAAATAATTCTTGTATATTTATTTATATATTTAATTTCTGATAATTCTACTTCATATTCATAAAAAACCAATGTATAAAATCTTAGTTCAATTGAAATAACATAGTTATTTTGAGATAGATAATAAATAAAATTTTTTTCTACTTATTTATTGACATGTTATTTTTTATAATATAATAGATAGGTTATTTGTTTAAAATTAAGTCAATTAATTAAGCAATTATTATTTCAGACAAATTAAAATTAAGTCAATTATTTAATTGACAGGTTATTTGTTATAGTAATAGATATGTTAATTAATTCTAATTATTCAATTAACATCTTTAATAATAAATATATTATTGATATTTAATTCTAATTTATTTAATAAACTAAATGTTATAATATTATTTTATTAATTAAGAAAATTAAATGATTAGAGCAATTTTAGCAGCTGATTCTGAATGGGGAATTGGTAAAAATAATTCACTTCCATGGCCACATAATGAAGATGATCAAAAATGGTTTAAAGAAATGACTCAATACCATACTATAGTTATGGGTAGAAAAACATGGGAGTCATTACCTATTAAACCACTCCCAAATAGAGAAAATATAGTAGTTACTTCAATTGATAAGATTAAAGGTTGCAGTACATTATCTATTGATAATCCACCATTTAAATTTATTTATAAGCTTAGGAAATTAAACAGTGTTTGGATTATAGGTGGTGCACAATTAATTAAAACCCTTATAAGAGAAATTGATGAATTATATGTGTCTAGGATTGAAGGTAATTGGGATTGTGATTCATTCTTACCATGTGATGTAATTGAACAGAGGTTCAGTAAAGTAGTAATACCACATAAAACACTACATATTGAAAAATGGATTAGTTAACAAAGAGTAAATAAAAATAAACTCTATGTTATAATAGAACTATCAAAAACAACAATACTATTAATAATTAAGGAAGATAATAATGAATGATAAAAATAGTCAGATAAAAAAATTATTAAAGGTATTTACTACTTATAATAATAATATGAAAGAAAATAAAATAAACATCAAAAAACAAGAAATTGCTGATAATTATAATGAGAAAGTGTTGTTAAAACTTATTAATAAATATTTTGGTGGTATTCCAGTAAATAAAATACAAGATATTCTCAAAGATAAATATCCAGAGAATTTTATTTGAAATAACTAATTCTGTAGTAAAATTATGTTATAATAGAACTATTATTGAATAATAAAAGGAGTGAATAAAATGAATATTATAAATCTTTATAATGAAACTAGAAGACAACATGATCTAATTTGCAAGAATTTCATAGAAATAATGGGTAGCGAATGGAAACTAAAGATATATTACAAATATGTTGATTTACGAATAAAAGTTTACAATACTCAAGAATCTATTGATGCAATGGAGTTCATACTTGATTATGACAATGATAGAGTTAATATTGAAATTCATCGGAAAGGAAATTATAAAAGTTATGAAAAATCAATTATAACAACTCTACGTCTTGTCTTATCCGATGCGAAAAACACAAGCCATTATGGCTTGGTTGCTATTTATTAGTGATAAATTGCTTTCCCCCTGCAATTCTCCTACGAATCGGAAATTCGATAAATTTAGCGTTTATAACTTTAAATTTCATTGTTTTCATTATTCTTGGTAAGTGACAAAAATAGTAAAAGACTTTGTCAAAATACCATAACTTTCTAATGGAACATTATGAATTTTGAATTCCTCGTCAGTGTGCCAATCATCAAAATGATAGCCCTCTGAACTTGTATTGTGATGCCCAATACCCTCATTCTCAATGTGTTTAACCTTGCTGCACCAGCTAATAATCTTAGAGCCAGTAAGTCCATGTGTAACAGATTCAGTACCACCTTCAGCAGACGCTGTTGTTCCTGTTAATAGTTTGTGTTTGATTGCTGGTGCATCACTACCAGACTTTGTGTAATTATCAGCCTTCCAATTACCATCTGCCCCCAACGAAGCCCCTTCTACATTATTTGTTGCAAAGCGTACAGGTGCATTCTCACGATTCCAAATCCCTCCTGATTTATTGCTAAACAGTCCAAATTCAATACCTTTTCCTGCGGTTGAGCCTGTATTTGTGAAGAAAATATAAGCTTGCCCACCGCTTGGTTCATGTAAATGTGCATTAGTGGCTGGGCTTGCTGTTCCAATACCTAATCTCTTATTGATATTATCCCAAGACAAAGCATCAACTGCTATTGCTTTCCATTGCCCTGATACATTATCCCAGTAAGTCATTTGCCCTGTGTCAGTACCAGCTTCAACATTATCACCACCTATACCTCCACCACCTCCTGCTCCAAATGAGCCAAATCTATTGGCAGATGAAATAACTGCATCACCATCAGCAATAGCAGTTTCTAGATCAGCTGTTCCTCTTTTAGCAATGACGGCAGAAAGGGGAAATCCACTTTTAAAGTCGCTGGGTATGGGTATTGGATTTTGCTGTAAGCCAGTTTGAGCATCAATTAAAGTAGCGTAAGATTCATCACCTCTAATTAGAAAAACATCAACTGTGTCTCTGAAAGCAAAAATATAAAAATAATGTATACCAAAATTATTTTGGGCCAATATTGCCAGCGTTCCTGAACCATTATCATACTTATCATAATCAGGATTCTCAGAAAAAGGCTCAAAAACAACTTTATGTGTTGTGATTGCCCTATGAACAGGGGTAAATGTTAAAGGTGTTTTATTAGCAGGTTGAGCATTGCTGATATTTTCTCTCGATGTAGATGTACCGCCCAAAACTTCTAAAACGCCTGTTGATAAGTTGACTTTTTTATTTGCCCCATTCGCTGATAGATTAAGCCCGCTTTGTTTTAAGGCACCAAATGCCAATAATTGACCTGCATAATCATGACTTGTTTCAATAACTAAAGGCATTGTTTGAGCATCATCAATTTTTGCTTTATCACGATGCCATAACCTCCCAATGGGAATTATATTGTCTAAGTCTGGTCTAGCCATAGGTGTAGGTTGCTGAACAAAGGAATCAGTCCCTATATTGTAACCGTAATAAGTGTAGGGCTCAGTTGTCAGATTAGTAACTGGAATCTCAATCTGAGCAGCGACTGTCCTTACAAATTTAACTAGCCCTGTGGCTCTATTGACTGACCCAATTCTAAATTGGGCTCTGTCGAATTTACTTGCATCAGCATTGATTGTTAATAGTTCATCACCAACCCAATCAATAACACCTGATTGTTGCAATCCACCCACTAATGGGTCGCCAGATGAGCCAATGTTATCTTTACGAACCCATTGAACATCACATTGCTCAGGATTATTTAAATCAGTAGCATTACCCTTGATATATATGATGTGCGTTAATACTGCGGCGTCTAACGCTGGGTGCATTTCAGGTATTCCCTGACCCATTGAAGACTTGGCATCATGTAAACTACCAAAACTTCTTGTGCTTCTTTGAAATCCCTCATAGCCAACGCCTGTGTGACGAGGCCAGTGATAACACAAGTAAAATGACCATTCATTATCGTTAATGGCTATTTTTCCACCTGTTCCATTGTCTATGAATCCCACTTCCATCTGTGTGGGTATATCTACATTACCAGAGGCAGAATGAATTTCATAGGAAGCGATGGGATTATGCTCAGTATTTGTCATTTTATGACGTTGATTTTCATCTCTATTTGCAAAAGTTCTCCACCATCTACCCTCTAGACGTTTAAGTGTTAAACCCCCTGGAATCGCTTGCAAGTCTCCACCCGATAAGTGCTTGCTAGAACCTGTGGCGGCGATTAGATTGTATAAATCTTGTCCATAACCAAAGCCTAACTCTGGTAGACTAACAATTGCTGAAATATCAGTTTCTGTTCTGTCCGCCCTACCAATAGGACATTCTGTCGCTAAATAAAAATCATCTCTTTTATCTTTTGAAAAGAACTCATACCCCCCATCTACATCACGAACGCCTAACCAACCCCCTGAAAAAGCAGGGATTGTATTCGCCACATCTGTCCCGACAGGTATTAATATGATAGATTTTACAGAGGAAATACCATTGTTAGTTATTATAGTTCGCAACTTAAACGGTGCTATTGTTATTATTTTAGTGAGATCATTGGGGTCTATACCGATTATATCTGTATCTGCTGGACATTCAATAATGTGTGTGCCTGCAGCGCTTAGATTTATTTGTTCTTGTTCTGGTGTATAAGTACTACCATCATCAATTCTGTCATATCCTGCCATTTTAAGGCTCCTTTGCGTAAGTCAATAATTTATTCTCAGGACTAATATTTGGATTTTTGATATATAATGTAAGACCTTCTTTACCATATATTTGTGCATTTGTTGTAAAGTGAATATCAGTAAGTGTAGGACTTTCTTTAAATGTGAACAAGCAAGGCATATTTACAGTAATGAACCCAGCACCAGTTAAAACCTCATTCCAATCTTCTTGTAGTAAAACGTCTATCATTATTCATTCCCTATTTTAAAAATCATTAACATTGGGTAAAATTTCCCTGATTTTATCTTCTGTAAAATAGTCAATTGATACCTCATTGTTTGTAATTTTCTTAAACCAAATAGATGCTTGATTCCACGATTCATCTATCCAATTATTTAATTTTAAAGCATCTGGGTGATTTGGATGTCTTGCTAGACTTTCTATACCGTTCTTAAAACCCCACCCAAAATAATATTTTGTATTTTTTGTTTCTGTATTATGAATAGATATGATTAAATTTGCTATCTCGTTGACTTTTTCTTCTTGGGTTTTTGGAGGATTTAAAATCTTATGTCTTTCCTCATTGGATATTTTTGTTAAATTTAAGTCTTTACCAAATTTCTCATATGATTCTTCAGTTTCATAAGCATAAACTTTATTATTTTTATTTTTGTAGTATTTCATAATTTTATTCCTTTTTACATATATCTCATAAAAGTTGATCCAGCAATCGAAGACCCAGTAAATATAAATGTTACTCCACTTGGTATTATATATGACGTTATTATATATCCATCAGTAGCAACATCGGTTATGAACCTACCAACCTCAACCTCATCAATGGTTAAAAAATAATTATTATGATATATACCCAGATTAATAAATAATTGAATAGCATTAGGAGTTTCATTTGTGTAAGTTTCATCTAAAACAGGATTAAAAATTGAAAGTTCTTGGCCAGCTACTCCAAAACTTGTGTCCTGAATACCAACTCTATTGTAAATACCACTTGAATCTTTAATAATAGTTGTGCCATTATTATGTACAAATTCGGTACCTACCGAAGCATTTGTAAAATCAGAAACACTTGTAAGAGCAGCCCCAGTTTCTTTAAATTTATAGTATTGATAAAATGACATATTATTAATTCCTTATTTTATTTATATTTTATTTATATTATTAAACATTGAGGAAAAATAATTATACAATAATTAATATTGGTTGTTATCAATATGATATTTAGCTTTTAATCGTCTTAATGATGATTTTGAACAATTATAGAATTTAATAGTATTTATTAGATTCTTTATTGTATATATTACACTACAAATTTAATTAATATATAATGGGATTATTACTACTTCTAAATATAAGTATCATAATGTTTAACATATACTTTATTGCCACAATCAAATATTTTTCTAAAACTATTATTGAACATATTCTCTGTCTCAGTTAACTCAGAATTAAATAATTTTAATTTATCTTTAAGTTTATGTTTTTGAAACATATTTCTACTATAAAGAATATTTTCACCAACTCTAAAATAGAAATAGTTTGGTCCACTATTATGACTAAATGTAAAATTCAATTTATCATATAGATTACCTGTACTCCATCTTCTATTAGCGTAACTAATAATAGATCTGGGTTTATATTTTCTCTCGAAGTATTTTAGTAGTTTAGATGCACCACCAACAACGGTAGTATTTAACTTAGTGCAGAACCTAATTAATTCGAATTGATATTTCTTATTGAATCTACTTTTACCAAATGTCATAACAGAAACAATTTCACTATTGTAGAATAGACCAATTCTAATAGAACTAAGACCTTTACCTTGAAGATGATTAGCTTCCTCGAATGCAGAACATTTCGTTGCACCAATTTCTTCTATAGTACATTTTCTAGCAAAAAGTTTCTTTGAATTATTTAATTTATTATTTATTACAGAAATCCATTTTTCTTTATTATTAATCCATTCATTCTCGAATATATGGAATAATTGATATCCTGTTTCTTCAACTAATTCAGTTTTATTCAAGTGTTTATTTTTATTATTTTTATGATTAAATTTTGCACTTTTTGAATTACCATCACTATGCCACATTAATCCATTATACTCAATAGCAAAATTATTAAATAAAAAGTCTATCTCTTTTGGTTTAATTAATATGCGGTCATTTCTTTTGATTTTTGTGTATTTACTAAATTTATTATACAATTCATCTTCAATAGTATTTTTACATCTTTCATCTATATTATATTTAGCTTTTAATCGTCTTATTGATGATTCTGAACAATTATAGAATTTCATAGCTTTTTTAATATTGAATAATTTATTTTTAATGAATGATCTAAAATAATCTTTATTTAAATATTCTATATTATTAAATCTCTTTTTCAATATGCAACATGGATTAAGACCAATATTATAATTTCCACAATCACATTTATGGATATCTATTCTTTTAGTATTATATATTTTAGATAATTCATAAATATTAATACTATGAACAAATTTTTCACATATACCTTTATTTATGTAATATTTACAAATTTCTTTATATGATACTTTTTTGGATTGATAAACATTGCTACATTCTTTTGAACAACATAGAGAAAATTTCTGATGTCTACTTTTTCGATGAATTGCTCCGCAGAATTTGCATTTTGGATCTGAATTTAAATTATTAATATATAAACGATTTAAATGTAATATTTCTTCAATATTATAATTTTTATATTTTTCTTGTAGAAAAATAATATATTCATCAACATTCATTGAGAATTTTTTAAGTTCTCTTTTTTTTGAACTACAATTACTATAGCATTTTATTAAATTGCATAATACACATTTGTGTTGATTACTCTCTTTATATTTATTTTTGCATTCTTTTGAACATAGAAAAACTTCATTATTTATTTTTTTAAAAGTTAGTTTAGAATCACAAATTAAACATCTTGGTTCTATAGATAATCCCATTTGCCATATTTTATATTTAGTTTTGATTGTATAATTTGTTTTAATATTAACAATTTCTTGTATTGAACTTTTGTTTAATTTGAATTTTTTCAAATATCTAAATGCCATACCATGTTCAATTGAACAATTATCATTTATAGATTCTTTACTGCATATATTACACATATTATATTACAAATTTAATTAATATATAATGGGATTATTACTACTTCTAAATATAAGTATCATAATGTTTAACATATACCATATTGCCACAATCAAATATTTTTCTATAGTTATTATTAAACATATTATCTGTTTCAGTTAAATCTGGATCAAATATTTTTAGTTTATCTTTTAGTTTATGTTTTTGAAAACTTTCACGCGATAATAAAATAGAATTATCACCACCTTTAAAATAGAAATAGTTAGGAGTTGTATTTTCAATGAATTTAAAACCAATTTTATTATACAAATTACCAGTACTCCATCTTCTATTAGCATAACTAATTATACATCTGGGTTTATATTTTCTCTCGAAGTATTTTAGTAGTTTAGATGCACCACCAACTACAGTATAATTCAATTTAGTACAAAATCTATATAATTCATATTTATTTTCTCCTTTCCATTTAGAACGTCTACTTTTTCCAAATGTCATTACAGAAACAATTTCACTATTATAGAATAATCCAATCTTAACTTTAGAATTTATACTTCCCTGTAAATGATTTTTCACTAGGAATTCTTTTGATTTAGCCGCACTAATTTCTTCTATACTACATTTTCTAGCAAAAATCTTTTTGGTAATACCGAGTTTTGATTTAATTACACTTTTCCATATATATTGTTTATTAATCCACTCATTACTAAAAATTCGGAATAATTGTAAATTATGTTCTTCACACAATTCAGTTTTATTCATGTGGTAGTTTCTATTCTCAATTAAATTATTAAACATACCAAGTTTAGATTTACCAGTACTATGAAACATTAGACTGTCATATTCTATAGCAAATGTATCTGTTAAAATATCTAATTCTAACGGTTTAATAAATTGTCTATCATTAAATTTTGATTTTTTAAATTCCGATAACCATTCAAAAATTTCATATTGGATTTTTGATCTTATCGGATAACATTTTGGACATTTCAAATGTCCTTGATATTTAAGAGGTAGGGTATATTTGTGATTGCATTTATTATGTGTAAAATCAACAAAACAATTACTACTATTTAGATATTCATCAAGTGTGAATAATCTAATGTCGTAATCATTAGTAGATTTATATTTTTCCTTATATTTTTCATAATGATTTCTACGAATAGATTCTCGCCTAACATCACTATTATATTTGTATGAACATTTAAATTTACAGTAATTAAAGTAACCATGATTTGAATATTTAAAATTATTATGTTCTTTACCACACAATCGACAATTTGGTAATTTATAAAGATTATGCTCTATATGATATAATCGTTCTGATATTTTTGCAATATCTAAATACTTAGTTCTATTTTCTACCAATTTAATAGTTTTATCTGATAATTTTTTAATTTTGCTTATACTATAATTATTTTTTTTGTCTTTTACGAAATTAATAATATTGTTTAATTGTTTTTCTTTCGTTCCTTGCCTTTTCATATAATTATACTTTGTTCTAGAACAATTATTACAATACTTCTTAAATCCATCTCTAAAACCAATAAATCTCTTCATATTCCCACATTCACACAAATCGTTAATGTCATATAAATACGTGTAGAGATTTTTAGAATTTAATATGTTATGTTTTTGAAAATATTCAAATTCTTTAGTAAAATTTTTTTTATAGAACCAGTTTTCAGTCAATCGTTGACCTTCTAATTTTTTATTCTTATTTAATAAATTATTATCTATAAAAAGTTCTAAATTCATGGGCTAATGATGTTGCTGAAATAATTATATTTATAACCCATAATTATCTATTGGTTGGACAACCCGTCACGCAACACTTTTTTGATAAAAAGGTCAAAGACAAATAAAATTTTATATTATTAGGAAGTTTATATGAATTACACTAACGGAATTGGATTGATTATTGTAAAGGTAATTTTACTGGAAATTTTAATAATGATTATGTTAAGCAGGATACCTAAAATAAAGAAACTATTAAATAAGCATTTTAAAACATATCACTAATTTTCAAAATCGGAACTTAGTATAATAAGGAGTTCTAAGAACTCCTTAAAACTTATTTTACAGAATAAATTTACCCACCTATGACTTCTGAGAATGAATCAGTACCAGCATTCGTAAATCTTAGCTGAATAAATTCTGCTACATAAGTTGGTTTAATGTAAATATCAACGATTAACTGATTTTTAGAAATAACATCGGGAGTATTATTACTTTCATCACAAATTACGAGAAAATCTTGAATCCCACGTCCAGCTTGAACAGATGATAAGTAAGGTTTAATCATACTTATAATTCTATTTCTAGTAAAATTATCGTTGAATTCCATAATCTGAAATTTAGCCATCCTAGATAATGATCTTTCTAATGTGTTAAATAAACCACGAACATTAACCCTATCAAAACTTGATGGCTTAGCAAGTAATGTTTTCTGTCCCCACATAACCGTACCTTGACTAGGAAAGGAAACTATTGGATTAATACTATTTTTATATAAAATATCTCTCTGTCCCTGCGAAGGATTAAATGCTAACTTAGTGACATTTTTAATCTGTCCCCTTTCAAGTCCAGCAGATGCCCACCAAGAAGCTCTATTCATTGAAGTTTCAGCTCTTAATCCAGCAATATCGCCTGCAATATTTATCCAACGATATTTATCATTATATCTATCATATTGGTATTTGTAATTACCACATGCAACAACAAACATGTTATTGTAATTAATAACACCTATTAATCTCCAATCTATTAGATTAGATATTATTATAGAAGATTTCTTACCAACAATATCACTATAATTAGCACCAATGAATGATATACAATCTTTTCTAGTATCCACAAGATTTTTAGCACTTACACCACCATCAAGTTCATTAGCAATAACAATATCAATATCTAATTCTTCTTTATTTTCAAAAATTTCAAATGCATTTTCTAAATCATCTGATTGAATACTAGAATCAGACCCAAAAAACAATTCTATTGTATTTCCAGAAACACTATTTACCGAATAACAATAATTTTTTACATCAGAAACTGAAGTATTATCTATTACGAATATATAATTAGAACCATTATTAATAAGAGTTTCGACATAAGTTGATTTATTATTATGATCTTTTGCAGTTTCATCAAAATCTACAGTCCATGTTTCAACAATATTATCACCTATTTTAATGATTATACCTACTTCAGTTCCTAATGGTATATATTCAAATAAATCATCTAATATAATATCTTCAAATGCAAATGAATTAACTCCGAATGCAGATGGATTAGCTATAGCTATTTCAATATCACTTGCCCATGAACCTGGATTTCTTGAAATGAACTTTAATTTTGAATCTGATTCATTAGTAAATAGAATACTAGTTTCTTTCATTTCAAATTCAGATGCATTTTCAATAACCATAAGATTACCAAAATATTCATATGCATTAGTAACAGCTTCACCTTGTATTAGTGTATAGAAACTAACATTAGCAGTATCAATCACAGCATCACCATCAATAGTAGCACTAATTGTTACATTCTCA